CACTGATAAAGAAAACAAAGTACAATCCACCAACCGGAAAAACCAATGGGGGATTTAATCACAAAATATCTGGACTATACTTCCTTCACAGAAGTACCAGCTTTCTTCAATCGTTGGTGTGCCATGGCAGGAATTGGAGCCCTGTTAGGCCGACAGTTTTATTTCAATCACGGTCATTTCAAAATCAATCCTAATATCTATGCAATGCTTATCGGCTCCCCTGGAACTAGAAAAGGCACTGCGATTAAAACAATCAAGCATATACTAACTCAGTCAGGTTATCACAAATTTTCTGGTGAGCGCACATCTAAGGAAAAATTTCTTCTTGATCTTGCAGGCGAAGGTGAAGAACAACTCGAATCAGTTGATGATATACTGGATAAAAATCTCTGGGGACCTGAAGCATCAAGTCCGAGCGATCCCAGAGAGATGTTTATCGCAATCGATGAGATTAATGATTTTCTAGGTAACGGTAATATTGAATTTATCTCCATGCTAGGTAACATGTGGGACTATTCAGGCGCATATCAGAATAGAATTAAAACAGGTAAGAGTGTGACAATTCAAGACCCTACCATCTCACTTTTAGGTGGCAATACTCCTACAGGATTTTCATTAGCATTTCCTACAGAAGTCATTGGGCAAGGATTTTTCAGCAGGTTAATTCTTGTATACGGTGAACCAAATGGAAAAAGAATTGCATTCCCAAAAGCCCCTCCAGCAGAAGAAACTCAAGCCATCATTAACTATTTCAAGTCAATCAAAGATACAGTTATTGGTCCCGCAAGATTGGACAGTGGAGCAGAGCGATTACTTGAGTCCATCTACAATTCTAATACACAACTTGAAGATGTCAGATTTGAAGCATATTCTAATAGACGTTTTACCCATCTCCTCAAACTCTGTCTCATCGTTTCAGCATCCAGAGTCTCAAGAAATGTCACTGAAGCTGATGTCATTTACGCCAATACAATCTTATCTCATACGGAACTCTTCATGCCAAAAGCACTCGGAGAGTTCGGTGCTGCAAGGAGTTCAGGAGTTTCTCATAAAGTTATACAAGCGATTTATGAGAATCATGGGCCGATGAAGTTTAAAGACATCTGGCCCCATGTACAACCTGATTTGGAGAACATGCAACAACTAGCAACAATTTTACAGAATCTAGTGGAAGCTCAGAAATTACAATCAGTTCCTGGAGGGCATGGATATTTGCCTAAGAGGAGAGCAGTGGATTTCGGAGCTAATAAATTTGTTAATATAGAACTCCTCACGGTAGAGGAGAGGAACATGAAAAGGTAAAACCGAGATGAGTAATATCCCTGGACCCCAGCATTTTGATTCAACCGCTACCAATGAATTTGTCACATTGATGGATGAAACTGAAGGAGCATTTCCTCCTTACGAAGTCATTCGATACGATATGTTTGTACGTAAGCTTCTGAAAAAGCAAGGTGATGTACTTGAGATTCTTCACTCTGCTCTTGGTGTTTGTGGTGAAGCAGGTGAATTGGCAGATGCGATTAAGAAAGAATACATTTATGGAAAAGAACGGGACCGCGCAAATATTGTAGAGGAACTCGGTGATCTTAAGTTCTACATGCAAGCAGTGGCAAACCATTATGGAATTTCGCAGCTAGAGATTATCCAAGGTAATGCGGATAAGTTGGGATTGAGGTATAAGAAACTCCAATATTCTGACCAAGCAGCACAAGAGAGGGCAGATAAAGTAGGGGTACAAGATGCCCCGGACAAGTAAAGGTCCACATCGCCATACAGAATTAGAAGTAATCCAGGCATTAAAGAAACTCAAGTTCGCAACCAGCCATGATATCGGACTTGAGTTAAACCTCTCTCATAAATGGGTTGAACAAAAACTGAGAATCCTTAAACTTGCCGGCCGGATTTATATTGCAGATTACAGGAAAGTTAAAGTACAAGGCCCTCCCAGAGAAGTATATGGATTTAAGATCCATGGGGATGAGGAAGATGCAATAAGGCCACCACGATTAAGTGATTCTCAAAAAACAACTAACTGGCGTAAACGTAAACAATTGAAGGAATTGCTAAATGGAATCAGCAGATCAAATCAAGAATCAGGATCAGAGGAAGAGTGCAGTAGTAATTTACCATAAGAATTGTGTAGATGGATTTGGTGCAGCTTGGGCTTTTCATATACTAAAAGAGCAAGATTATCCTGGAGGTGTTACTTACATTCCAGCTCAGTATGGTGATATTCCAGGTAAAACTTTTTCAATCCCAGATGAACCAGAAGATTTATATATTCTAGATTTCTCATTTGATGAGGACATGCTTTGTAGCTTGTGTTCTCTGTTTGATAAAGTAGTCTTGCTAGATCACCATAAAACCGCACAAGAATCTCTCAGTAAGCTCCAAGCAGATGAATTTAAACCAATTAATCTAGAAATTGAATTCGACATGAATCGATCTGGAGCTGGAATTACTTGGGACTATTTTGGACCTCCCAATAGTAGGCCTCCATTAATTGATTATATTGAAGATCGAGATTTGTGGAAATTTAAACTCCCAGATTCCAAACAGGTTTCTGCAGTAATTCGTATTGAACCTTTTGATTTCGATAATTACACAGGGTTAGATGAATTACTTCAAAACCAACACAGTTTAATTTTTAAAGTTGGAGCTGCACTTCTCCAACAAGAATCACGCTATCACGAATCAATCATCAATGAATGCACCAGAAAAATTGTCATTGCAGGTGAATCTGGACTTGTCTGCAATTGCCCAGGATTCTTTGCGTCAGAAGTTGGAAATGTACTTGCACTCAAAAGTCAGAGTTATGGAGCTACGTACTACCACGACTCGAACGATAGTGTTAGATTCTCCTTACGATCCATTGGCGATTACGATGTTAGCCGACTTGCTAAACTCTTTGGCGGAGGAGGTCACAAGAATGCAGCAGGGTTTACACTAAGTGATCCACTACCTAAAGAGTCTGAGGAAGGAATTACTCTCTGGCAAGGTGAAACTTTATCTTTAGGAATCGATCAGGTGAAAACATGATTCATGAATACTTCCCTCCCTCTCTCATCGCTCTCAATGAAGAAATTCTTAACCATGAGAGACTTGTCTATAACCTTTCAGTACAGGAGGACCAAGATGTTTACATTAGAATCGCTGAAGTAGCTGCGTATGCAGGAGTGGTTCTTGATGGAACATACACACAGGAAGACATTATTAACCTAGCTGATATGCTGGTACAACGATTGAGGCAAATGAGAGCTACGATTATTGTACCCACAAGTGCTCTTAACTAACTAAGGAATTAAAATGAATTTTGGTGACGCATTGAGTCTTATCAAGGCAGGACATAAAGTAGCCCGCGCGGGTTGGAATGGTAAAGGAATGTTTATTTTCCTGGTACCTGGTTCTACTTTCTCTGTAAGTCGTCCACCGCTTCTTGGTATTTATCCAGAAGGTACTGTGATTAATTATCATGCACACATTGACATGAAGACTGCAGATGACAAAGTAGTTCCTTGGTTAGCAAGTCAAACAGATGTATTAGCAGAAGATTGGGGAGTGGTAAATTAATCATGGCAACTAAAAAATCTCAACCTCAACCCAATCAAACTTCAATTAGTCATTGCAATTTTACTAATACCGCTGAATCAGGTGCAACTCAACCTCCAGAAGTTTGTTCTGCAGTGATCGCTCTTGCAGAAGCTCTCAGTGCCCAAGCAAAAGCTGTAAGTGATCTAGCTTTTGTACTTAAAGGAACCTCTCCAGGAATTTGTAATGGCCCTGGTTTGAATATCTCACAGGCTCCAAGAGATTATTAATCCCACAAACAAAAATGCCCCCAATTAAGGGGGCTTTATTTTGTCTATTACTTTTCCATCTGCAATGTATTACTCTCTAGCTCCTGCGCTTGGTGCTGTAACCGATCGATTGTAATTACTAAAATCTCTAGTAGTAATTACAGGAATTGGAGTACCAATACCTTTTGCTGGAGAACCTCCAGGTAAAGTTAAATCACCCGCAGCTTCATTGGTAAACACAGAGGCATAATTCGTAGTGGTTACATTAGTGGTGTTGGAATTAATTGATCCGGTGGCCGCCCAATTTGCTAAGGTATAAGATGTACTTGTACCTCCAGCATCTCTCCAGTGAATAATGGTACTGTATCCGGTGGTGTTATAAATAAGATTGTTATTGAAACTTACATTCGCAACCGGAGTACCACTGTCAATAGAAAAAGTTTGTACGTTGGTTCTCTGAGATTCAATGATATTGTTTTCAACTACAATATTAGTTGGAGCAACACCATTGAAAGCACTGATTTTTAACCAGTAATCACCAGCTCCAATATAAGTTCCAGAAATCAGCGTATTATAAGCAATCGTAACATTGTCAGTAAATGCTTTATCAGCAGTATGTTTATTAGTTGCAAGTGAGCAATAACCTTTACATCCATAAACAATATTGTTTTTAATTACCGAATTAGTTAATGCAGCAAAATCTAATGCGGGCCCAGAATCCGTATCAGGTCCAAAGAATCCACAATTACGGATGATGTTTCTTTCAACCGTAAATTGATCCATGACTTCATACCAACCTGTGTGAGCAATGTCAGTATAGCCATCATTAATTCCCAAACCTGCTTGAGAGAGTTCCATGAGATTGTCATGAATCCATCCCACATGACACTCACCGTGAACCACAAGAGATGAATTACCGCACTGCACTGTCATATAACACCAGTTATATGCAAACTCGCAATTGTCTAAGTCATCGAGATAGAAATTATGATTGAAGATACTTCCAGCGGTACCATTGTCATAAGAGGTGCAATGGAGAATCTTAATATTGGCTCCCCAACCTCCCTGGAAACCCGCACCATTTAATCCCCCCTTGCAATGGTGATGAGTAATTACATTATAGCAATAAAAGTTATCTGCACTACCTCTAGAGTTTGTAATTCCAGAACCCATGCCATTGCCACATGAGTTATAAACTTCGCAATTAAGAACCCTACAATTAGTAGCCTGTGCAGAATATCCACTCATGGCCGTGCGATTAGTGCTCGCGGCCATGGTAAAGTTTTTCAATGTGTCTTGAGTTTCAAACACCACACTATTTACATTAGTGGTGGAGTCTGTATTAGTATCCCATTGAATTGTAATACGATTAGAATTCAATGCTCCTCTTACCGTACCTTGCATTGTGTGGTCAGATTGTTTCCAAATCCGATCACCATCTGCCATGGTACCAGTGCCAGCTACAAATCCATAATGAGTAGTGAATCTAGGAGTGATCTTAATATTTCTAACAATCGTACCGTCACCTCCAGTTTGGATTTCAACTGTGTTACCAGTGAAACTTAGACCAGTGTTAGAGGTGAATCCAAATTGAATAATCGGTCGACCAGAGACTCTAGAACCCCAAGCACCAATGATACATTCAATTTTAATTGTTAATGCCCCCGTGTAAGTATCTCCTCGTTTGAGAAGGATAAGAGTTTTAGCGGGAGCATTAACTACGTTAGGTGAACCTGCAGCAATAACTAAGTCCTGCACTCGATTAAGAGTCTGAACAGGATTTGCTGCAGCAGTTACAGGATTAGAATTATAAGTATTTGCATCACTCCCACTGGTTGCATCTACATATACAAAATTAGAAATTGCAAGCCAGTAAGTATTATTAGTAAGAAGTTGATTAAAATTCCCAGAGACTCTAGAATAGTAATAAGCTCCTGCACTAGAAACAATTGCACCTTCAGCATAAATCACTGAGGTGGAGTAAGCAGTTGCATCAACCAATGGATCATCGGTCTCACCTGCATCTGCCGAAGCACCATAAGTAACTGCGAGCCCACCACGTAAACCTTTAAGAAATTTACTCATTATAGTGCAGCCTTAAATGATGCGGCCAAAATTAATTGATTTCCTGTACCATTGAAACTTGCGGCATAGGTTCCAACTGGGCCAGCTTTAAGATTGTAATACAAGGAATTATTCTGGAGAGGTTGAGTTAAGATTTCTCGATTGTATGGAGGCACAGGAGATTGAGAACCTCCACTTACACCAATGAGACAGATCATACTATTGTTATTTAATGTGGTGAGATTCACTGTGTTAGAAGCAGCAGTCGCTTGACCTTCAAAAAATGCTGTTGAGTCTCCGCCAGTAAATTCCCAGGCACCAAAAACTCCACTCACTGAAGCAGAGAGAGTCATTGTAATTGTTTTAGCTCCGCCTGCAGTAACTGTATCAAGGGAATAAAATTGAATTGATGCATCAGAAAGAATGCCGGCGCCCGCTCTAAATAAACTCCCACGTGCAGTTAAGTTACTTTCCCCAGTACATGCAATACTAGTCACAGTTGCTGTAGCGTCATAAACTACATGACCTACAATAATCTGAGAGCCGGCTCTTACATTAGGTAAAACCGCAGTAGCAACACCAGCAGATGCATTTGGAGAAGTGAGGAATTGAAGTTTCCTTAATCCTTTCTGAGGACCAAATAGAATATTATTGATCGCTGGTGTTGGCATAATTAAACTCCCACCAGATGCAGACGGGGAAGAATAACTTCTGAGTTAGCTGCGGGAGTATAGGCGGTTGCAGTTACCAGATAACCAAATACATTAGCAGAACCATTAAGTTTGATCTTATGATTCACATTATCAACTTGGCAGTAACAAGTAGTTCCCAAGTCAACCGGAGAACCAAGATCAATATAACCTAAGAAAGCTGAGCGATCAGCAGAAGCAAAGTCCCAGGCAGCATTGTCTGCAATGGCAGAAGGAGGAGTCACATCATAGAGATACAACCGGAACGAAGTCATACCAGAAGGAATTGCAGAGATTTGATACTGCAAATCTGCTCCAGTAATCATTGCATGCTGGCCAGAAGTAAGACCAGTTGCAAAAGTAATTGCTCCACCAACTACGTCACCTGCAGAGTATGCAGTAGTGTTGGCAGGCCGAGTAACTGTAGGTTGAGATGCTCCTGCCTGATCATTAGGAAGAACAACTTTAAATCCTTGGGCAGAGGTTCCTTGACCTAACGCAGCAGGAACTAATGCGATTAAAGAAGTAAGTCTCTGAGCAATTCTCTGGAGTCGCCCATTGAGACCCGAAGATGCAGTATCAGTTGCTGGAGCAGTTTCAGTAATAATTCCGATACGTGCAACATCCTCAGTTGAAGCAGTAGTTGCTAGAGATGCAGCAGCAGCAGTAGAACCTAAACCTGCAGGTAATTGAGTGTTAGATGCAGTAAGTGCGGCAACTGCAGGATCGTCAGATGCAAGAGTTACCCGAGGTGTACCAGTATTTACTGCACCGGCGCCTACAGCAAGATCATTGGCGACACCATCCGCGCCAATCATAATCTTAACTCGTTGATGTAAAACTCCACCAACATCATCCGCTGCGATAGTTGCCCCAACTCCTGGAGTAACTAAAATATTATCTGCCATGATTTAGCTCGCTTTCGTTAAAGCCAATAAAAGACCAATTGGTTGTCCAGCAGTTGAAACTCCACCACCGCTACCAGTTCCACCGACTACTCTAGGTGGAGCTATGTATTTGACATTAACTGCAACACCTACAGCAGTTGGCATCTCAGATTCTCCTTAAAACGCCGCCAAAATATTAGTGGCAGTAGTTCCAGTTGCATTAACCCGAGTAGTTTGGATTGGATGGTATCCAACTGCAAGAGCTTTAAATAACACTGCAGTTCGAGTTCCATTTACTCGGTTAGTTACCATACAGGTGACATCACCTGTAACACCCACATAAAGATAATTACATTCCGCACTCATATCGACAGCGTTATCGGGAGTTACAACTTCCCAGTACCGAGTCGGATCGCCATTAGATTTCATTTAGATTCTCCAGTAAATTAAAAGTAATTTCTATTCATCATTCCCACCCATCAAGAGTTGCATCTTATATGCAAATGGACTCTTGAGAGACATTTCTAATTGCTGAGCTTGTGGTACATTAGCTTGCTTATACAATCCAATCATCCATTTATTGAACCCAGCTTGCTTACCTCCAAGAGAGGCGTACTTCTCTGCAAATTTATTCACCTGCGCTTCCGATTGAGTTTCATCTCCAATCAGAGAAGTCTTTACAGTCTCTGCTAAATCCGCCAAGTCTTTCCTGCGAGTGGCCTCATAAGTTCTCACCCTAAAGAGTGCATCATTAGTTACTGCTTCATCAAGAGGTCTACCACCACTGAGACGTGTAAGAGTAGCAAGACTAAAAAGATCATTAGAGTAGAGAATAGACCCTTTGGAAGACGTCGAATACGCTGTTCCTGATGGGATCGCCTGTAAAGTCTGTGCAAATCCTGCGAGAGGTCTAGAGATTCCATTGTGTTCCACACCTTGTAAAATAGATTCCCAGATGTTTCCACCCCCTGCAATTTTAGAAATCGATTCTTTCATCGAACCTAAGAACTTACCCCAACCTTGTACAAGTGGAATCTCTTGAAGTGACGTGGGAAGAACTGTCACTTGGCGAGGATTGATATCACCTCTAGAATAAATGTTTGATTGTAAAATGTTACTGGGGATTCCATAGAGAATCCAATCACCAGCGGTTCTTCCTGCAGCTCCATATACTGCATCATATGCATCTCGATGTTCAGTGTTCCCACTCATTTGTCCCAGAATGTGGGTATTGACAAACTGGAATGCGGGAAGAGATTGGAGACCGTAGAGAGTTGATTGAAGACCTAGGAGGGTACCGATATCTTTCTTTGATCCTTCTCCAACATAACGGAAAAGTTGCTGTAAAAGATTGAACTGATAGGACTGGAATAATCCAATTGCTTGACCCACAGGTCCCTGGAACATAAGGGGACGCTGGGAAGCAATGATATTTCCTTCAACACGGTTGACAAAGGTATTAATGTAAGCTTTTGCTGTTGGCTCATCTAATACTCCTTTGGCTACACCAATACTTGTGATTTGGTCCATCACATTGGCGCTGATAAAACGGTTGAACTCTTCAGCCAGTTTATTTCCAGAGAGCTTCTCACCTGCCTGTGCGAGGTCTTTAGCTTTGGAAAACGCGGCGCCCATCCTTTTATTCAAATCCCCCACAGTTTCAGTACCTTGTAGAGTAAAGTCATCTACAAGGAGTTTGAGTTGTTCTACTCGATCTTTGATGAATCCTGCATCACGATACTTGGAGAGCAGTGCACCATCATCTTTCCAGAAATTCTGGATTGCTTTGGAAACTAATTTGGTGGGTGCGAGAATTGAATCAGTAGTTCCAGGAACTGCTACCTGAGCAATCTTCGCAAGTTCTCCAGCAATCTCAGTATCTCCACCCTTGATTGCTTGAGTAAGTGAGCGAAGCTCAGTCATGCGAAGGATATTTGCACCGATCGCATTGTTGAGAGAATTGAGAGGATCAAGTCCCAGGGTGAAAAGACTTAAAAGATTGTTGGCGCGCCGTACAAACTTAGTAAGTTCTCCCTTGGGAGCAGAGTGATTTGCTAGGAGATTTAAAGCTGAATCATAGTAAGCAGGTTTCATCCCATACTCATCGAGAATGGAATTCATCTTCTCCAATTCAGCAGGAGAATTAACCTTAGCAAATGTATCCCGAATTGCTCCAACCGCTTTACTGGTAGCAGTATCAAGCATTTTATTGAATCCATAAATCAATGGATTCTCAGACACCTTGGAAATATCAAGAGCAGTTTTGATGTAATTCAGGTACGGGTTATCAGAGGTTTGTTCAATGAGCTCCCTCTTGGAAGCAAACTTAGAGGTGGCGGTTTTAGAATACTGTGCGCCAAGATCCTCTAAAAACGAGAATTGTGGCTCATACCTCAGCCGCACAGCTTCTTGAGCGAGCATGTCACTCTCTCTTAAATGCTGCTGTAGAATGTCATTGATGATTTTATTGGGATCACTCTTAGGAAAGAAATTACTGAAAACACCGTTATTGGCTAAATCAGTGTTAATGTAATTCTCATGCAAAGTGCGATTGAATTCATATTCCCCACGAGCTTTGAAAAAGTCTTCAGTGTCAGTTTTAGTAATCACCTTGTAATTCGAGGGCACCCGATCAATTAATCCTGCAAGCTCTTTCTCAGAGGCTGCATGAATCATTGTCATGTGACCAGTACCAGTAACTGTAGGATCTTGGACAAATGCGAAGTGAGGATAATCTTTTAGATTCGGGCGAATTGGTCTAAAAGTTTCAGGGTCCTTGATATCTGTATGACCTTGTTGTGCACGAATCTCTCGGAAAGAATCTGTACGGGTTCCAGAAGTTTGGATATGGGCGCGCACTGCCTCTAGAGTTTCCTGGTTTTTAATTGGGAAGAAATCAGTACCTTCGGTGAGTGCTTCGTAATCTATAATCGGAGTATTAGTTTCCTCCAAGAGATTACCTCTTGCAGTTTTAGATTCCACCAGACCCCATTCACCAGTACTAGTTTCTCTTAAAACAAATTGCTTACCAGTTCTAGTAACCTTTTGGTTAAGAGATTCAAACTCCAGAGCCGCTTCAGGTTTCTGCCCCAATTTCACCAGAGGAGTTTCGAGAGCTGCATTAGTAGCTTTACGAAGAGATTCTTTAGCTCCCCGAGTAACAGACCCAATCCAAGCCATAGAAGATCCAAGGGTCCCATAATTAGAATTCTCCGCACTAAATAGTCCGGGACCCGATCCATTACGAGAAGCAGTGAATAATGCCTGATCACTCAAATCAGGCAAACTCTCACTTGCCTTTCCGAGCACCTTAGCAACAACATTCTTAGCTCCATCTTGGTAAAGCTTTTGTTTAGATTTCAAATACGTGATTGCATCACCAATATTCTCGGTAGCTGCAAGAATCTTGTCATCTTGGTTGTAAACAATCTTAGCAACTTTAGGAAGAAAGATTGGATCAGTAGTTGCTTCAGAGACAGAAGTGGAAAGATTTTTATCCTTAAGAGATTGTGCATAATCTTTTGCAACTGCTTGAGCTTGCATTAGATCATCGAATTCATTGGAAGTGGGGAAGCCTTCTAAGAACGATTGCTTTGCATTAACAATCTTTGCGGCCGCAGCAGTTCCTTGCTCAATCGGAATTGAGCCATCTAGAGACATTTTGCGAAGAACTTCATTGGCTGCATCAACTTTGGATTCCTTGAGAACCTTCCAGAGTTCTTCCTTAGAAGTAGGAGTCATCACCCGAAGAGTGGGACCTTCACCATCTACAATTCGGACGTTGTATTTCCCATCTAAGTAAGCACGTTCAAGAAGTGGAATATCATAGCGATTGATAGTTGCACCATCTTTAACTTCCTTGAGCATATGATGTGCCCAAATATGGCGCGCCTCAGCTTCTTGAGCAGCACTCCCACCTTTTAAATCCAGGGCACTCCAAAGTTTACCTTGGTCAAATCCATACTCTCTCACCTTACCTTTAATCGCTGCTTCTCCCTTGTACATATCACCAAGAGAAAGTACAGTAGGTACAGTATCAGAGATATTTCCAGCATCTTCACCGATGAGAGTTACATAGCGAGAGTTAACTGGAATCTCAGGAGCTGCACCTTTCTTAACTGCCTGTGCTGCAAGAGATTCTGCAGGAGTAGTTTCAAGTGGGCGAGCAACATGTAGAGCCCCAGCAAAATTATTCAGATAATCCTGAGAATATCCAAACTCACCTGGTTTCGGAGTGGATAAATTAGCAAGAATATTGCCAAGCTCAGAATCTTTACCTGAAAGTTCGTTAATTCCAGAACGAATGTCATTAAAGTTTTTACGAATCTTATCATCATAAAGAGTTTTGTTTACTGCGTAATTATTCTGAACCACAGTGCCATCGAGATTCTTTAAAAGCACCGGCTGTGCTGCAGAATCTGCATCATGAGCAAGTGTGATGATTCGATCAGATGGTGCAGTAATCTCAGAAAAACTGGGGCGCGCAATAAAAGGCAGCCGCGCCTGATCTTCTGCCCGAATCGATTTCCTTAAAAATCCAAAAGTCTTAGCAGCTTCAAAACTTCCACCGATCGCTCCACCTAAGACTCCTCCAGTGGCAATGTTAATCAGAATATCTCCAGTGTCTTGTTTCTCAAGAATCGGAGACTTAAACATTGTAGCCTGAGCAGCAATTTCAAATGCAGCAGATTCAAGAGTGTTTTGCCACACCCCTGAAGCTAAGGCTTTTACAGTGTTTGCATTAAGTAGTTTAACTGCGGTAGTAGAGGAATTAAGTTGATTTGCTGCAAGAGAGACAAACTTCTGGGTATCAGGAATTAAGAGTCCAGTTGCTTTAGAAAGATTAGCTCCAATAAACCCAGTAGCTTTAGCAGTCTTGAGAGCTGCCTGACCTGCATTGAGAATCTTAACTCCACCGAGTCCCGGTAAAAGCGATCCAAGAATAAATCCACCCAAATCCGCAGATTCAGTATTCTCTGAGTAATACTTTCCTAAATCTGAATCCACCGAAGAGATCCACTCTTGGGTATCATTAGCTTTCAAATCTGCGCCAAACCAATTCCCTACTGTGACCCCGGTGTTGTAGAAAGAATTCAACCCAGACATCACACTGGTAGCTGCAAGTCTTCCTGCATTACCAAGTTTCTCCGTCCAGGTATCTAAATCTAACCACGAGGTTCCAGTGTTGCCGAGATTGTGGGAATCTGCAGCAAGAAGATAGGAAGCAGTGGGATTGGATTGGTCCATGATTTAATTATTCTGAGGTAGAATTTTGGAGAGTGCGGCGAATTGCATTCGGAGTTCCCCCACGAATATCAGCAGGATTGCCATGATTAACTTGGCCCGCCAAATCTTTCATCAGATATCTACCTAACTCTGTGGGATCAGTCATGTCAGTGGTACCACCGAATCTAGAGGTCTTGGCGAAATAATTCTTACCTGCATTTGGAGGAACAATACCGAATCCAGTGAATCCTTTGGCAGCTTGATTAATCGTAGATGCTTTCTGATACACTGAAGCGAGTTGTTGGAATTCTGCAGAAGAAATCTGACCTTTCTTAACTGCATCAACTCCAAGAGAGAGAACAATTTTTGGATCATTGAGAGGTTGCTTAGCTGCAGCTAGAGGGGCAAGAAGTTTCTGAGTAACTCCTAAATCGCTAATACCATTAAGAGTGAGATAAGAACTAATGTCACCGACATCAAAAAGGTTCCCAGAGTTAGGGGCAATCGATCGATATTGAGTTTGGATATCTTGTGCAACATGTTGATTGATGAAAGCATCCACAGCTTTTTTATCTTTCTTGTCAATGGTTTTGTTTAACTCTAGAGCTTGTTTAGCTGCGGCAAGAACCGAGGTAGTTTCTTTGCGCACATCCGGAAGATTGGAGGGAAGAGTTTCAAGAGCGTGAAGGGAAGATGCAGGATCATTGCCAACTGTGGATACTCCAGTTGCATCAATTCTTTCACCATTCTGGAAGTGATATTTTAACTCTTCCGATGCGCCACTCTTAAACAGTGCAAGTTGACTCTTAGCAGCAAGACCTGTGAGAGGAGGTAAACCTAAACTAACACGACTCTTATTAATCGTATCAACTACGTACCCGTCAATTTCTTTACCATCTGCTCTGGCTTTATCAGAAATTGCTTTCTCTTCCTTCTGCCATTGGAATCTCTCAGTATCAAGAGCAAGATGTCCTAGAGCGACTTTGAGTTGAGTTTCTGCGTTCGCCGCACTCTTTGCATTAAATAACACACTCAAGCGATCCCGAGAAGCATTCACTGCAGCTTCGACTGATTGAGAATTAAATTTGATTCCATCAATCTCAGCTTGAGTGGATCGTGCTTTGGATTCCACCTCGGCTAATCGAGCTTGAGCAGCAATCGATGCACTGGTAACGGATTCTTTTAAATTGTTAATTGTTACCGCAGAGGAAGAGAGAGTTTGATTTAAATCTCCTAATTGCTTATCGTAAAGAGCAGTTTGGGTCATGGAACCTTTAAGCCGCTCTTCTGTAAACGGCAGGGTAAGTTGTCCTACAATGTAATCAATAGGATGTTCCCAAGGTTTAACTTCTGCCTTCGCTCTATATTCTTTTAGGTTCTGTTCAGTTTCTTGCTGACTCGTAACCAACTTCCCAACCAGTTCATTAATCCGATTTGCCCCCAAAGCAGGATCAGCTCCAGCAGTTTGAGCGATTTTAGTAACTACCTGCTGAGCTTGTAAATCTGCAATACCTTTAGTAGTTGCAACTAGTCCTGCATCTTGAGCAGCTTGATCGTAAACCTGAGAGAGCTCAAAAGTCTTAGAAGCTGCGCCCGCAGCATTAGCTCTGATAGCTTCCTCAGATGCTTTGGATGTAGTTTGGAAATCTCCTACATCAGTCATCAATTGATCAATGGAGATTTCAGGCATTTTTATTTCACCGCTTGATTGACTTCAGGTGTAGGTACAGTAACCTCACTCTTGCAGTTCTGCCCATAAGGACAGTACATCATTGCACCGAGCTTAAAAGTGGAACAACCAGTACAACCCAGAATTAGTGCAAGAGCAATTAATTTTTTCATCTTAACTCTCCGTGCGATGGGAGTAGATCGAATTAGAGCGAATAAATAAACCTACAATAAAACAAATAGGTTCGCCCAGAAGACTCATCACACCTGCGCGCCAAGAGTTTTTACCCAGAAGAACATAGTCATATCGAGCGCTAGCCCAAGGAAGGAAGAATTGGCAGAGCTTAGGATTCGAGACCATCTTACGCACAATCGGTTGAGCTAAGAATTGATAGCCCCTGGCCATAACTGGGTTGGCTTCATAGAATTTCTGTGAGCCGCGAGCGTAAAGATCATCTTCAATGTAACCTTGTCGATGCAACTCAGTACAAATAACACTTAGTTTCTTACCCGAAGATTTCTGAGTCTGTGTATTGGTAACTGTGGGAGCGGTGACATTAGCAAGTTCACCAACAAGCTTTGCAATTAAATCCTGGGCCATGAGAGATTTAGTAGAAGAACCAAATCCGCCAGAAGCATTCTCACCAGATGCGAGTGCTGCTAAACCTTGATCAGATGACATCACATCATAAACAAGTTTATCAATACCTTCTTGAGTGAGAACTTTCTGAGTGGTACCAGAAGTGGTATCCGTACTCTTGGTACGAAATAACGAATCACCAAGATTCTGACCAAAACTGGAAGTGAAAGAATCTAATAAGCCTGCCATGATTAGCTCCTAGAAAAGAAATCAATAATACTTTTAAAGTTTAAAATAAAAGTGGCGATTGCACCACCAAGTGTAATAAACATCCAGAGGGAACCTTTCCCTTGAGCAGCAAGAATTACTAGTTCATCTAGAATCTTCTTCTGGATTTCTGCATTTCGATTTTGTTGTTCTAGCATAGCTACCATGTGCTCCATCTGCTGCTTTAAAACTGCAACATCGATTCGCACTTGGGTATCGATAGCACCTTCTTGACTCATGCTGGGTTCCCCATTAGATCAGTTATCCCGGACTTATAATTTCCACTCTTAGTCAATGTTAAAACTTGATGTCGTGGAACTACACCGGGGATAGAAGTAAAGGATACATGAACCCAACGATGTTCAAGAATCAATTGATCAAAATTAATGAGATCCGGATAGTGTGCGATTTTACGTACAATTTCCAAAGGTGTGCCATAGGAATCACAAGTGAAATCTACAGCTTCACCGAGGAGATGTTGGGAATTGACTCTTCCTCCCACAGCCTTGTTTAGTTCTGGGGAACGATACCAAGAATTTACCGAGATTGGATGAGAAAGAAGAGCACGGATTCTTTCCATGCCGCGCGCCGTATTTTGGATTGTAGAGTACAGAGTCTTAGGAATAGTGTTATCTATCTCCTGATGATCTGTTCTACATGCTTCTTCCCAACTAAAGTGATCACTCAATCCCAACTCTTGATGTGTCATTTTAAACTCCTGTACTACTAGACTCCAATTGCCCACCAGTAGATATCTTTTTGTGATCCATCATTTCCTAAATCAAATTTATCCAAAGCCACATTATTCACTAGTCCAGCATTCTCTGAAGTTGAAGCAGTGGGAATGTAGACACTCTGGGTAAAAACTCCAAGTACTTGCTTAGTAAACGGTGCTTGGAAATTAATAGTGACTGTCCCATCTGGAGGAACTGCAAGAGCAATACCTCCTTGGATAATGACTCCTCCGATTACTTGTGCCCAGTCAGTTGAATTCGCTCCAGAGAATTTAGTAATTCCAATTGTGTCTTGGAGTTCTCCACTCTCGGCACCGGCATATGGAACTATAGAATTCCAGCCCATATAAACTCCTTAACGTTTTCCGTCAGGGACAAATTTCAATTGAACTGTATTTACATCAAAGGCACCTTTAAGTACCAATGAATGATTCATAGCAGTGTTGTGACATTTATAACTTCTTAATTCATTAGTATTAGAAACTAGTGTTGGAGTAATGGCAGTATTAAAATTTTTTCCGTCTAAAGAAGGTAAGATTGCCAATGTAAAATTAGGACTCATTGGAATCGCATTTGCAGAAATTACTGCACTAGATTGTTCTGATTCAATCTCAATTTCTTCCAGGCGCATAAATCTAGATCGTACATATTGGAATTTACCTAATATCAATACACCACTAAAAGCGGCTGTGTAATCATAGATGTCGTAACTCAATCTAGTAGCGACAGGATTAGAGAATGAAATAAAATAAATATAGTTCTCAGAAGACCAGAGACTGTTATGAGCAATTTTTAATTTACCAAATCTCTGTAAAGTTGTATCGTACCAGATTGCATTTGTATAACTTCCTTGGATGAGTCCATAAGAAATTATAATGTATCTACTCAATAAAAAAGATATCTTTCTTCTAGCTGCAAATGTCATTACATCCGGATAGAAATTATCTGGGATATGTTGTACACTAAAAGTATTAGTAGTAGAATCAAAATTATCAATTATTTTGGAGCGCTCTAAATAGTTTGTAACTTCAGGAGCAATAGTTTCAGACCGTAACCCTGAAATTGCTTGAATTTTTCCTGCGTCATCAACAACAAAATGAATATCTTCAGAATTATTTAAATAGTTTAATGAAATCTGCCAACGATTAGATACTCCTGTGGAACCTGAAATTTCTTTAAACTTCCAAGGGTACCTAGCATTGCCAGTATAGGAAGCAGCAATTACATTAGAATCGGTATAGATTAAAAATCCAGTGGGATGAGCCAGGAGGAAATTCATCTGGCTCTGTAACCCCGTGGGAGTTTCTGACCCTGCGCCACTGACCAGAGAGACTACAAAATCAGTTGGAGTAGTTGTAGATGACCAGCGAATAGATTGATTTGCAATGTCAATACAGATTAGATAATTAAAAGCACTTGTAATCCAGCCAATATTTGCAACTGCAATACCTGCAATTGTCCCAGTGACATCTGTGAAAGTGACTTGTGGATTACCTAAAGTAGCGCAAGAGAGTGTATATAATTTTTGTGCGCTCTTAATCCAGCAGTAAGTTACACCTCTCACATACGCAAATGAAATGTCATTCTCATTATTAGGAGTGCTATAACCTGCAGGAATAATTGCTGCAATCCATCCACCAGAATATTGGGCATCGGAGAAATTACATCTAACTTCAGTATTACTAACAAAAGCTAGTACAATTGGAGTTCTTTGAGTTACTCCATAAATCGATCCTGATACAGAAACTGTGATAGTTAAATTTACATTGCCTGTGGATGGAAATACATTAGAAGTAGGATCATACCCTACACTCTGATAACCTCCAGAGGTAGGTAATACGTTCTCCATGTAAATCGCTTGAGGAATTCCGGCATCTTTAGTAGAGCCATCGGGATCAACTCTACGATCGAAATAATTATCTGGTCCAGGAATGATTACACTTCTGCCTGCCTGTGCAACCGTCATAGGGAAAGTTGCTGCAGAGAGATTTCCTCGATAGGTGATTTGAGGCATATTACTATCTTACATAGATTCAATCAAATACCAAGATACTGTAGAAGTATCTGCAGCATTTGAGGAGAGAATTGTAAATGAAGTACCATTAACTACTGCACTCACTCTAAGAAATCCAGGAGTTCCACCTGGAGTCAGACATGTTAAAAGAATTCTAGTGTTAGCAGTAATAGAAGTATTATTAACTGTTATCGTACCTGCAACTAATACTGCTGTACCAATTCTTGCATTAGCTCCAGATTTAACTTTTAATCCTTTACCTGCAGTATTAATACTTACATCGCCATTTAAATCAATACTTCCTGCAGCACTGGTAATATTAAATACAATTCCTGTACCACTATCAATCCTAGCTTTTACGTACCTATTAATTGCACTGTCCACAGTAGTATTAATTAAACAACCATCACTAATGCTATTGGTAGTATTTGCAATTGTTACTGTATCACCAGGACTCGCAGCTTCTAGCATATTTAAAACGATTGTATCACAACCTTGTACATTTAAAGCCCTACCTGATTCACTATTTGCAAGTAATAAATTTCTAAGTTCTAAGAATAATCCAGAAGTATTTTCTACATCTATAGTCCTACCTTTATTAGATTCAAACCAAGAATCTGCAATAATTATTTTACCATAACCTGTTTCATCATCTACAGTATTTCTAATGATTAATCCACCTGTAGCTGTATTAGCTACTGTACCGCAACCTTCAGTATCACAGTTATTGGTAATTTTTATCAACTTACAATAACCTAAGTCCCAGCCACGTGTAGTGTGATTTTTTACTTTACATTGATCAAAAGTAATTGCATTACAATAGGCAGTTCCTAATTTGGTAGTAAATATTCCAATATTGCCATCTCGAATATCACAACTTTTAACTGCCCCAACTAAAGCTGATCCTAAATATAGACAATGATCAAAGGCTGTAATAAGTAATCTTTCAATATTAAAATTAGCGATACCTTTCAATGCTAATCCATCAGCAGTCTTTCCTGAACCATATAACCCAAAATCTCCCAAATAGATATTAGGTTCAGCATAAGTAGTAGCAGGATTAGTAGAAGTTAGAAGTAGTAAAGGAGATGTTCCACTAAGTTGAGTAATTCTAGATGCATAGCGTCCCGCACCGTACATTACAAAACTAGAGTTTAAGTTAGTTCCATTGAAAGTCAGTGAAAGAGAGCTAGCTCCATAATTGCCTGGAGCTAAAAATAATGGAATATTATTAGAATAACAATAATTCAACCAAATTTGTAATTTTATAGTGTCATCAGTTGTACCGTCCCCATGACACCCAAACTGCCTACAAGAAATAATTCCTTGAGTGGTTAATTTCCATCTACGAGAATCATTAGCAACAATTATAGTTCCACCGTTGTCAGCGGAAGTAGTATCAGTTGTATCAAGATAATAAGTTCCACCTCCACCGTCTCCTGCACTGTAGTAACCTTTAACAATTACCGCAGTAAGTCCTAAAACTGTGGCAAGAGTTGCAGTAATTTGTCGTAATTCTGCAATAGAATTAACTGATTCAGAAATTCCCGTGACTGTGCTAATAGGATTCCAAATAGATGCAGTCATATTAATCCTTAGTAACCTTTAGCTTGAATATTAGAAATCGTAACTACTTGACGCTGATCTAGTGCCATAGCAGTGTAAGCTGCAAATTCTTCACTTTTACCAATTGCTTTAAAGATATCTGCTGCAGCTTGGTAGATAATTGCGTATGGGTGATCTAATGCAATCCAGGAATTATATCCAGCAACTGTGATATCTGGATTGATATAACATCCCAGGATGATGTATTGAAACTGGGTGGAGGAGCGGAGTTGAATCATCTGGCCCGCTACGTAATAAACATCTTCTCGATTCTGTTGGTAAAGATCAAGAACAGATTCAGGTTGGATTACATCAAAAAAGCCCAGATCATCTGAGCCTGTAGAATCGGTTTTACGAATGTAAGAGACTGACCTGAATGCAGGAATTAGTGTGCGGTAATCAATTTGTTGTTGATACGCACTGGCAGAGAAAGTTACACCGGTCTCGAAGATATCTTTGAAAAAGTATTCGAGTTGATGGAGTTTAAGAGTGGCGGCCCGAACTGCAGCTAAAGTTTCCGCAGTCAAATCAGGGCGATTTGTTAATGTATAGACCTCAGACTGCAGTTCGGTAAGAGTCATGATTTAGGGCTTCTTGAGAGAGGTAAGCATTGCTTGAGCTGCGGTAGACATTCCATTTCCACCAGCAGCAACAGGAGCAATCGTAGATGTGGATGCAGGATTCAATTGATCTTGTTTAGATGTACCCATATCTCGTGCAGGATCACCAGAGGCATTCTTTTGGCTCTCCATTAACTCTGCGATGATTTGTTCTCGCATTTGAGATCTAAGTTTTGCCATCGGAGTGTCAGTCTCAGGATTAAAAGTCACCTGATTTTCATCAATATAAATTGCTGGGTGACCGTTTGCAACTTCTTCTTTCAGCTCCTGGATAATCACAGGATCTTTGGTAAAGTATTGACCCTGCACAAATACACAAGGTTGACCTTTACGACAATAGTAAGTCCAAGAGGTTTGCTGACTCTTGAAAAGATGGTAAGTATCGGTAGAAGGATTGGTTTGGGCAGAACTCATGATTTGTTTTTCCTGGAACTGAGGGAGGGAGGAGAGTTTTAACTATGACCCAGAACTCTCCGGAAACTGGGTTTCCCTCAGGAGGAAATCTTAGCCCGCAGCAGCAGCGGTAAGGTTAGTAATAAGAGCATTAGCAGGAGGATTCTTCACAACACAAGTGAGTTCACTCGTGAGCGTGCCACCAACTGCATCAATGCCGTTATCCACAACTTGACCATCTTGGTTAAACTCTGCCTTTTGAGTCTTCCGTCCACCGAGGTAGGCAACACGGAAAGTAGACAGATCAACAGCAACTGCATACTTGCTCCAATCACTATTCGAGTTGAATAGAGGATGTTCGATCATACGGAAAGAACCTCGTGCAATATTGAATTGCCCGAATTGCAGACCATAAGAAGTTGCACCATTTTGGATGTAGTAAGTTGAATTCAAGCGACCAATGTTATTGATCACTTTGCGAGCAGTGCCACCAACGAAAAGAACTCGCTCATTACCAACCTTCGGATCAGTTGCCTGATTAAAAACCGGATCAAGAGCTGCTTCAAGTTGAGTGAAGTTGGTGGTGCCACCGGCAGTCGTAGTATTAACTGCAGCGTAGGAGGAAGGGTAATAAGTAAGGTTGGAAAGAATATTGATCAAACCATCCATTGTGCGGAAAGGTTGACCATTGCGAGTACCTTGAGATTTCTGTCCAAAAAACAGAGCTTTCTCAATATCCGCTGCATGGAAAGCTGCACAATCTTGACGATTCTCAGCGACCGTGGTTTCACCGGCGATAACTTGGGTAGCTTGAGCAGAACCAGAAAGTGCCCAAGTATTACGGAAAATCTGGGTGTAATTGGTAATGCGAACCGGAGCAATTTGGAGAGCATTCGGTCGAATTGAAGATTCTTCAAATGCATTACCAACTTGATAGAACGCAACAGTATCTGCAACTGCCGCAGCAGCAACAGTACCAACACCGCGATTCACAGAAACTTGGGTGCCATTGAGAACACTGTTAATAATGACAACTTCACCAGTTGACTGAGCACGCATTAACATGCCAGGCAAAAGATTAGCAGTCGTGGTGACAATGAAAACTGTGATGGTACCGTCAGCAATTGCGCCGTTGAGAACCATCTGGGGAAAAATCATGGTCTTGGTGAAGAAACCATGTTCCACCTGAAGTGCCGTTTCATTTGGCAACATTGCAGTCATGCCAAACAGGGGAGCTTGACCATTCGGCATAAGCCGAGTAATCATCCCTGCAAACGACTTGGCTGCAAGATCAGTGGTAAAACCACTAGTATTAAAGATACCCGTAGACATTTAAATAACTCCTAAGATTGTGTGAGTATGGGGTAGATTACGAAACTCGCCATTCCACAGTGGTGGCAGACAGTTTCTTAACCGTAACAATAGACCAAGAAGAAGCAGGAGTAGTTGCACGACCTGCGAGAGTTACACCAGTTCCTGCAGTCCAAGTTGCAGCAAATGCAGCTACGCAAGAGACATAGAAACTAAATGAATCCCCCACATCCATATCAGGAGCAGCAGCAAGAATTAAAGCTGCAGTAGGCGTGGTAACTGCGCGACCTGCACTAAAAGAAGTAAACTGAACCCCTCCAGTAGAGATCTGTGCAACAGTGAGAGTTAGAGGAGCATCAGTTGCAATTGCTTGCCAATCAATCTGGTCCAATACACCAGCACCTTGGCGAGAAACTTCTGCAAGTCCGCCATTAAGATTTTGGGTCAATCGAACCCGCTTAAACAAACCCATGATTTAACTCCAAATAAGAATTGAATTGAAAAGAGAATATGGAGATTACGAGAGATACGATTCCCAATCCTCATCCTTCTTTCCCTTGGAGCCAGCATCTCCAGAATTCTTGGCTTTGGGATTAAAGAGTTCAGCAGCATTCGACATGAGTTCTTCAGCCATGGTTTGGATTTCCTGAGAAGATGCTTTCGGATACTTCTCAACCAATCGAGACTGAATAGCTTCAACAATCGGAGCTACAACAGGATTAGAGAGTGCAGGATTCTTGTTGAGAATTCCCTCAGAAGTGGAGAATCGCTTAACAAGATTCGGAAGTTCAGACTGAAACTTAGCTTCCTGGGCATTCAGTGCTTTGTCAATCAGAGATTGAGCAACAACAGTTGACTGACCATAAACAGTTTGTGCAGTCTTATTGAGAACGCCAACAAGAGCTTGAACAGCTCCTTCACCTCCTGCAGCAATCTTAGTTAACATCTCTTGGTCAAGAACCTTCGAGAAATCTACTTTGCCTGCCGCTTCCAACATCTGTTTCCGAATGTCTTCGGGAGAAGTCGGTGGAGTTGCGTTCTTATCTGGTTCGGGAGTTTTCCAGAGGTCCTTATGTTGCTCCAAGGGGGATTGCTTTTCTTGGGGGTTTGCAGGATCAGAACCACCTTGGGGAACTACACCATTAGGAGCAGTTTGTGCAGTTTGCTGAGTTCCACTGGGAGGGGGATTATTGGGAAGGTTATTGGTAATTCCAGGAGAATTAGGATTTTGTGGGGCTTGAGTTTGAGTAACCCGCGGGCCAAAAATCTTTTCCATAATCGACATGATAAGTTCCTTCTGAGGGATTAGAGGTTAATGGAAGCAGTACCATTTGCGGCCTCTGCTTGATCGGAAAGAGTGAGGAGATATTTTAGAGACTTAATAGAACCCTGGAGTTCCGCCTCTTGTTGGAGAAATTGGTGGAGATTGGTTGGATCAAGAGTGAGTGCGAGTTTCTCCTCTGCAAGTTGGGTGATTTGATTTTGAATACATTGTTTCTGGAGAGAAGTGAGAATAGAACCTTGGGTGAATTCTTCGGGAGATAGAATCCAGGATTGGAAAGAATTATTGGGGGAGAGGATTGCCATTGGACACTCTCTGAGTTGGTTGGTTAGTGGACTCATCTCCAGATGCAGGTTCTCCAGCTTCTTCTGGATCACTCATCTGAGGATTATATCCATATTGTTGTGGGAGAGGTTGGGGAACATTAAATGGTGCGCCCTTTTGAATTGCTAATTGAGCCATCTGAGACCATTGTCCCATAGCTTGTTCATATGCAATTTGCTGAGGAGATTTCTCAAAAGGTTCCAAATCAGCATTCTCAGTTTCCATGATGTAGGAAAAGAGAGGACCAATATTGTAAGCTCCAGCAAGTTGTGGAGAAGAACCAAGAACTTGCATTGCAACCTTGAGAGTATCTGTGGACATCACTTTATCTTCTGGGAGATATCCATCAGTAACCTTAAAATTCAAAACTGCTTTACGGAGTTCTAGAGGATCGATTTGAACTTCTTGTTTCTGGGAGGGAGAATAAACTGTGCCGGCCCCCTGATATTGGAGAGTATTGATCTTGAGAACTTCCTTCATCGGAGTGAAAACTTGTACTTCATAGAGTAATGCGGTGAGTTGATCTTTCGATGTAGCAGATGACATCGTTTGATCCCACTGACCATCAGTTTTGTTTCCCTTAACAAATTGACCTTGGCGAGCTTGGTTTTGTCCAGCTAAAACATTGCTAAACTGAACTAAACCTTGAATTTCTCCAAGAGCAATTTGTGCTTGATCGTCTCGAAATGGGAACTGATATACCGATTCTGCAACATTTTTTCCGTACGCAGATGGTCGAACCGGGATCTTAGCAGATGGATTAGGATTGTTGATATGAGCCTCTAAAATCCGTGATGGATCGTAGAGTACTCGATCTGTCACTGCTCTCCGACGGGAAGCAAGAACAGAGTTCATTAGTGCGGATGCAGTCTGTTGAAATGGAAGAGCATCTGTTGCAAGGGATTTGGTTTGATAACCTAAACCATCTTCCGCGGGTTGACCGAAAAAGACAGGAATCTTTTCGTGAGCATTTGTTTGGCGTTCCGCATAGATCACCACACTGTGGTTTACAATGATTAGTTTCCATACCTGAGGAGTTCCTGCAGATGGGACACGAATATCAAAGTCTTTTGGAATGATTCTTACATACTCAGTGGATACTTCATAGAGTCCACGATAGTTGATTGAGAGTCCAGTAGCTGAGGTCGATGCAAGACCGGACCAAGACATCCAATCTGTGGATTGCATGGAAGCTGGATCAACTAATGCACCAGGATTAAGTCTGGGAAGATAGTATGAGGCGCCCCAATTACCCGAATCTCCCACATTTAAGAGAGATGGAGACTCAAACGCTGGTTGGATATTTGCTTCTAGGCGAGTTTCAAGGGAATTAATGAAAGTTTTGAGGGCAGTACGAGACATCAGTTCCGTGTGACCTGCAAATTCACCTTTGGAAGGAATATCGTAGGGAACTACACGAGTATCAAAGTATACATTATATGGATCCCAGCGTTTTACTCGGTTTCCTGCCCAGATAATTTCTTTTGGTTTACCTTCAACTCCACCTTTGTAGGAGATATCAGTTTCAATTGCTGCAGTTGTGACTTTTTCCCAGCAAACCTCCATTGCAGAGAGGTTATATTTGAAACCATCGTAGAAAAAGAGGAGAAACTCTCGCAACCAACCCATACGAATTGAGTTTTCCTCGAAAATTGCCTGCATTTGCTTGGCTGCAGATTCATTTCCAGGAGAGGAATTTACTGGAAAGATAGGATATTCACCCAGAAAGACTGCTGCTTGATAAGCTACAGCAGAATTAATCTGGGGTTTGATAACTGGAACTGTAATATTTTGGATTTTATTGGCGTCGCCGGCATTATTGGAGATGCGAGCTTTCCAATTTTCGGCGGTGTAATCTTGTTCTCTCAGATACGCCATGTCAATTTGGCGCATTTGTTCTCTGAGATTCCATTGGCGTTGAACAATGGTAGAAGTTTGGCGATGGTATTGGATAAGACCTTCCTGAGATTGCTTACCAATATATTGTGGGGAGTTGGATGCCATCTGTTTACCTAGGAGTGTTGATGTTAGAAATCATTGGTTACAAGAGCAGAATGTACTTCCATTGCCTGAGTTTCCTGTAATGCGAGAAGCAGAGTGGAAGAGATATACTCACCGTAAAGTTCGAGAACCTTGAGAGAATAGGTGAGTAAGTCTAAAACTCCATCTACATTCCGAGACTTGAGAGGATTAAAGGAGGTAATCTGGGAGAATACAGGAGCACGAGCGGCACGAGAAAGATAGATTTCGCCTCGTAGGAGAGATTTAAACATGGTTAAGATGCGTGAGTTTTTAGAAGTAGAACCTGAGTAGACTTCTAAAAAGTGGAATCCTGCATCCTGGAGTCCATACTGATTGCACATATATTGGAACCAATAGAGACCTGAGTATTGATATCCATTTGATTCCATTGTGATTACACGACAATTTCGCCTCAGTGCCAGTCTGAGGGATTCCATAATCATATCACCTGGGGAGAATCGTCCTTCAATGATTTCAACTGCGACTGGTTTCTCATCAAAGATTTCAAAGTAACCAATTGAGACTGAGTCAGAGTTTGATTTGTCATTGGAGGGATCGATAACGATAAAATTTCCTTGGTGGACGCTGTCGAATTCGTAAGGATTATCCGGGATACGGGTGATATCAATGTGGTTGTTAGTAGATGCATTTTCATCATTTAAGACCTCTGAGTAGAAAACCTCTGGTCGTCCCATGGAAAGATCGTTCTCGAACTCTCTGAGTAATTGAGCGACAGGTTGTAAGTCTTCCCATAGAGATGTACCGTCAGCAAGAATTCCTCCGGCGATAAATTTAGTCCATGTAGGATTATTTTTAAGTTTGCGGAGCATAGAATGCTTAGTAGGATACATATTGGCGATGAATACATATAAGCATCCTTCAGGAGACTTTGCCTTCATGGCGGTACCTACCATCCAGGTCTCGAGTTTTTCTGATATGACATCAGAGTCTGCATCTTCTCGAGTCTGGATATCGTCAAAAATCATTACATCGGGACGAGCATTTTCTAGGGTGATTCCTCGAATGTCAGATTGTGCGCCGGCTCCCATGAGAATTATATTTCTTCCTCGGAATCCAAATCGTTTTAAATCTTGGCGATCCGATTCTGCACCAAGTTTCCAATCACCAAAAACTTTCTTGATATTAGATTCATTGAGCATCCCCATGATATCAGAGATTATATTATTTGCTTTGGTTTGGGTACCACAGATGATGAGGATGAATTGTTTCTTGGTGAAGAGGATTACATAGAGGATGAAGATTTTAATGAGCATGGTTTTTCCGAACCCGCGTGGAAGACCGATTGCGAGTTGGGAAAAATCACGAGTGCGGTGAACATAAGAGACTAGCCAATTCCAGATCGCTTGGAAAACTGGCGGGAAGAAATATTTGAAAACTGTGGGCATCGCCATTGCAGCTAGGAAATCTAGAGAGTTCTTTGCTGCATCTCGGATTTGCTCAGTATCAAATGTGGCCTCTTTAATTGGCTCTGGTTCAGGTTCCTGGGGAACTCCGAGATCCAATTCCAATCTCTTAACTAAATCGTTTGGATTCATTTTTTAGGTTTCTGTGCGAGAAGTAATTGAATGCGGAGAAGTTGGTCTCGTGCCGCGAGCTTATTTTTAGCTTCGAGTTCCGCTTTCTTGAGAAGCTGGGAGGTTAGCAACTTCTGGGCGGGAGTTGGATTGAAGAGCTGAGACATGTTGAGGTCCTTTAGTGGTTTCTAGGAGATTTTTCATTCGTCCTGATTGTACAGTAATGAGTTCTTGTTCGCCAGCTTTAATTACTTGATTTGCGGAATTGAGTGAGAATTGTTGGAGAACTTGAGTAGGAAGGATGAGATTGACAACAGTGGATTGATTAATTGTGGATTCTGGAGCAGAAGAACCTCTACGTTTTGCAGCGTTGAGGGTTGCAATTGCTTTTAAAATTGCCATCGGTTGAACCATGTATGGGATTACATCCTCGAGTTTTTCTAGGAGAGTGTCTTCTAGGGAATCATATTTATTGTCTCTCTCATTGTGGCGCGAGAGATTTTTAAACCTCAAGTCTGCAACCTGGGCGGCAAATTCTGGATCAGAAACTAGCTGGGAGATTCTGGAAGGTGTCACACCTAGAGCAGATGCAACCATTTCTGGAGCAATTCCTTGTCCTAGAAGAGTGAGCGCCCGATCTTCTGTGGAGGTGGTTGTGGTACTCATGGCAAGAATTGGTGAGATAGGAAACGAGTTGGTGAAGTATAAACCAGGAATGATGACAAAGTGCTGGGGATAGTTAGTTACAGGAGGCAATTCAAAAAAGTTTAGTAATTTTTGGGTGTGCGTTTAGGCATAGGCAGCCAACCAGAACCAAAAAAGCCTCTACCCCTCCCATCTTTGATTGCGAATCATTCTCATTCTCAGTTGTATTCTCATGAAGTTTGGTGGCAGGGAAGATGTGAGGAGATTTACTGTTACATATTGTTACACTTTTCTTCTTGTTTTTGATGGCAGGTTGAACTATGATTGGATCATGTTGTTTAGATGTTGATTTTGATTCTAACTGAGAGAGAAACTAGATATGAAATCAGTCAGTAGAAAGGTAGTGCAATTGCTCAAAGCATCCTACCGTCTCATCTGTGCTAACTTCGGTTACACAACCTACTCACGAGAGTACAATGTCACTCACTACTGCCTCCGGCAAGATGAAGCAATTGAGTGGGCACAATGTTATCCAGATGCAGATGTGCTCGATTGTTGGAATCACCGATATGTGTATGAGTGGGTGAGGTTTGAATGATTCTTGCAATTCTCATGTGTGTTCTGACTGGCGCACTACTTTCAATTCCAGTCATCAAGTTTGTTAGGAGATTCTAATCATGTCTATTTCTAATCGTCACTCAGTGGTTCCGTTTGTTGCTGGGGAAACTCAAGCGATGGCAGATCAGAGACTTGCAAAGGTTGGGTATAAGAGCACCAAGAAGACACCTGCGAAATACAAAAGCATTGCAGTGAGTGTGCCGGTAATTACTTCTATCGATGAAGATCAACTTGAACGTTTGCTTCCGCATGTTGTGAGTATGCTGGAGAATGCGCAGGATGGAATCATCCGCTCTCTCTATGAATCCTCTCAAGGGAATCTCGCATCTGTGAGTGACGAAGAGATTTCTATTGATGCATGCATCGGTTATCTCGAAGCAGAGGCAACAGGTGGGAGATTGACGAAGGAAAAGGTAGAAGAATGGTTCACAGAAAACCTGAGTGATAATCTCTCGGTGACGATTGCAGATAAACTCAATTTCACATCCCTTACGGGAGAGAATGAGAAGGTAATTAATCAACACCTGAATGCATACAAGGGGATTTTGGCAAGTCTCGCAGGAGGGAAAACTCTCCTGAATCCTGCACAGATTGCGGGATGCAAGAAAGCACTGGAATTGAGCACCAATGAAGATGATGTATACAAAAAGCTGATGGCTCGATTGGAAGCAATGGAGAAGAAACCTGATATGGATGCTCTGCTTGAGTTGTGAGATTCCTTTTAGACTCTCTCAGAAATGGGGGAGTTTATAAAGTGATTTTTCCCCCGTTCAATGGAGATTCATATATGAAAACTAAAGGTTTGCCTTACCAAACAGTGCAGTTTCAGTTTATGGCAAAAGCCCTGAGAAGCTTCTCAGAGGATTCCACACTTACAAAACAAAGTAAGTTGGATATGATTGAATCAATGCAAGCTCAAATGATACATGCAGTTAATGCAAATGCTGCATTCTGGGCTTCTCAATGTGAAGATGGAGAATTCGCTAAATACTACAAGAATCAAGGATAAATCTAAACTCGTACATCTAAGTGGACCGCCAGACTCCCAGACCGTAGGCTACGCCTCCACCCCTCCCTGCCCCCTCGGGTATGGAATCTTATGTCTCTCTACTCTACTTAGGTGTATACATACATAGTAAGTGTATAGGGGGTATCTAAAATACAAACTCGAATCATAAGTATTAATTAATAAGAGTTTTTAATTTTAAGTACCCCTATATTTATGCCGCCATGTACGAACACTACCTAATATACATACATCTAACTCCCGTAGGGAGTACTTATGGTAGATAGCACTGCTACCGCAGTGTAGGGTATATAACTTAGCTCCCATACATGAGTTAGATAGGAGAGCTAAGTTATGGCGCCTAGAGGGGTTGACCCACCCAGGGCGAGGGGCTACAGTCTGACAGTCCCACAGTCCAGTTAGGTCAACCAATTTAGATTTATATAGGAGAAATCATTATGACTCCAATTAATAATCGACAAACTCGTGATTGTTATTATCCAATTTATTTTTGCACTCAACACCAAGATTTTAATCCTGGTTATTATTTCTTTGATGAAGAAGCAGAAGAAGCAGGTGAAAAATACGGTGATTACGACTCAGGATTTTTTGGCCCATATAAAACTTTAGATGAAGTTTGTAAGGCACAGTATAAGTACCATAAAAAGAATTAATATGTCAACCAAAAAATACCGCCCATATTTTACAGCAGCCGAACTCAAAGAAATCATTGCGGCTCTTAAAGAATCTCCCACAGCCGCGAGAATTTCAATCTCTCGGTACCTAGAGGAGTTTTCTTTAAAAATCTCCCGAGAGATAATCTCACCTCAACTCACAATCGAAACCAAACTCACTCTAGAACAAAAACTAGAGTTTGCTCCGCAACCACAGAAACTGGATTATGTGGAGGTGAGAAAAGAAGCATATGAGAAATGGTCAACTAATCCATCTTCATGTACTCCCACAGAACTAAACAACGCTCTCACATATAGGTATGAAAACTCACTAATGCCCCCAGAAGAAATGGAACGATATGAAGAAGCACTATTTAAAATTGTTGAATTTAATTCTACTCCCAATTGATTTTTGTTATGCAGTAAGTTTCATTGTATTTATTGCAATCACAGGATTGATTGATTTACATCAAACTGAAGATGAAGGAGAAATGTGATGGTACAAGTAACAACTTCAATCTATTCCATTGGTTATGTGCAATGGTTCTCAGCTGAGATGGAAGCAATGATCCAGGATAGAAATTTTTGTTTCTGGTCTCCATACTCTCATTTGCGCAGTATTCATCAACTCCCACTCTGTCATTAATTCTATGAGGTAATCATGCGCACCGTAATTTTTCTCTCAATCCTCTTCGCAGTTATCCTCACGCTAACCGGATGCGGAGGTGGATCACTTGAAGATGAATCAACCTCAGGAGTTCAACCAGTTAAATGTGATGCAACCATGCCAAAAGGATGCACTCTATGATTTATAGGAGCAAAGCTATGTGTATGTCAGAAGCAGAATTCTGGTGGAACCATCTTACCTATGCTCAACGTCTCTTTATCACTCAAACGGATATCTTCAATCAACTAGATCATCCAGGAGAAATGGAATCTACAATGAAAGAGTTTACTAATCGACTCTATGAAAACCGGGATCATTTCATATCTCTTCCAGGTTGGCCAGAAACTCCAATGAGAGCAATTTAGATTCTACCACCCCTTCGGGGGTGAGTCTTCCTGTTAATCCATTCCAATCTTGTGAGTGGATTAACTAGGAGATTCTCTCATTATGCAACAACATCAAAGTTATCAAACTCTAGTAAATCACATGCCTCAACTTCAAGCAGAACAAACTCTCCTCCAACATATTTACGATACTCTCCCACCTACACCAACTCTCGTTTCCCACATTTGCTATCGAATCGACCAGCACAATTTCGGAGTGAAATTCACTTACTCTGATGGATCAACTAAAACTTTTGATGGAAGGAATTGGTCATGATTTCTCAAGAATTTCGTAAAGCAGCAAAAAATTATTTTGAAAATGACGCATGTGCCATTTCTAAATATCTTAGTGATGCTGCATGGGATTACTACTGTGATTTTCTAGGAGACTATTTTTACAGTCACAGTATTTATTCAAACTTGAATACTGATGAAATCGTTCTCCTATTGCTTTTTATCGCAGAATACGCAAGGACTGAAAGTAATGATTAAACCAATCCAATATCTCCTCCATCGTGCTCTCCCACTCTATTTCAATTCTCCCTACCATTCACCAACTCAACTAGAAATTCTCTCAATCGAAATTAATGAGCAATACAAGGAAGTAATCCAAGAGAAAATTAACGCAATCCATTCATACGCAGAAGCAAAAAAGCAGAGAATGATTCTAGATGATCTGATTAAACTCCATGAGGATATCTCCAATGAACAATTTTCCATTTCAACCAAGCTCTAGAGTCGTAGATATCCTTACCTCAATCGGAATCCACACAGGTCTAGAGAATCAACAAAACTGTGCCACTCTCGCAGTGGTTTACGCAAATTTTGATTCTCTCCTAATCTATGCTCCCATAGAATTACGCCCACAAATCACTGCATCTCTAGATCATGCAATGGGATTGCTCCAAACCCATCTTAAAGTATCAAATGAGCATGCACGCATAATCTATGATGCAACCTTTAAAGATGTAGAGGACATTCTCAATCAAATCCCACCTCCCAAACCTTAATCTCTCCTCTCGATTCTAGCAAAGGATTCTATTCACTATGAAGATTCTATGCTCAATCTCCGGGATAGAATTTGCCTGTGATTATTTTCCAGGTACATTCCACTCCCGAGAAACCTTCCATCCAGTATTTAATCTCCCACAAAAGAAACTTCTCTCTTACACAGGAAAATGGGCGGCTGGAGAACTCACTCCCACCGATGCCTATTTGCTTTTCCTCTCCATTCTCCGGTCTTCCGACTTAGTTGAGTTTCGTGTACCAGTTTTCCGTAATGAGCACACAGCTGCAATCATTGCTCAGAATATGGAATTCCTGGTACGCACAATCATTAAACTCAATACTGTTTCTACCCCAAGTGTTGTATTTCCTCGCTATGTAATCACTCCTGAAACTAGATTCCTTGCCAATGTCCATCACTGGATTCAAAATTGGCAAGATTCATACCAAGATTTCTTGGATGGTTATAAGAGTGCACATGATTCAGCTAAGCTAATCACCCGGGAGAATGCTCTTCAGAGGATGATTAAAAATCCTCACAAACACATTCGAGAATACGCTGCTCAGATTGCAGACTGGGCCGCAGTTGCTGGAGAGTTTCCAATCTTTCTTACTCCCTCTCCATTGAATTCAGGTCTCCAAATCCCAGTTGCAGAGTATTGGAAACAACTCATCATCAGGGCGTGTAAAGAAGAATATCTATTTACAATTCCAAGATCTGATCTAGAAGAACTCCTGGAGCATTGTGAAGATAAAATCCCGGTTGGATCAATCTATTCCAATGCCCTATTTAAACTCCTCAGAGGTGCTTTAGAGAAACAACGCAACTTCCTAGGTCTTGGTGATTTTGATGTTCGCACATCATTCCAAATCCTCACCCAAGATGACACAGTAGAAACCGCGAATCTTAAAGCAATGGTAGATTCTGCTCCCCTAGAAGTACCTGCACCTGAACAATACCCGAATAAGTTGCAATACTTAAGAGCTAAAATGCGGTTTGAAATGGCACAGAAAATTGAGAAAGAAAGAAATGAAGCGGGTGAGAGGAGGGCAGGAGAATGAATACAGCAGCTTCTTGGAGGTATCTAAATAATGTAATAGATGATTTTGGAAATCTTTCTAAACAAGAAGATACTTTCTATCAACGATTGTACTTCTTCTATCCATTTTCTTGGTACAAAGCAATGACATATAAACAAGTTATGTATGCTTTGAGTTATGGATTTAACGCAGCAGGATTTCCAGTATGACATTCGCTCCAGAAAATCCTCACCCAAACCCAAAACCCAATTCCAGTGCAATCATTTCCGAAGTCCTCACTCACTGGGAAATCACAGATCGAGATAATCCATCCCTAAAGCGCTATTATCTCCTCCACTGGTCCAGTGAATTTTTCCTTCACGCAGATTACTGGGGAGTAATTACCCATCAAGGTCTAGAATACCACATCATTTACCATAATTGCTTGAGAGAACATCTCACTGCAGTAAAAGATGTGGCGCTTTCATTTAGAAAACTAGGTTTCATGCCATATGGGTATGTGCTGGTGAAACCAATTTATAAGGACTAGATTTCTATGACTTCAAGAAAACCAATAGTTCCTGATACCTATGCAATCCTGCTTCAATGGACTCGTAACGGAATTACCAAAATTGATTTTTGGCGCGAAACCACCGGTGTTTTTGTTACTTCAAATTATGATGAAGCTGTTAAAATTAAAACAAATGAAATACCTACTAAAACATATTACTATAAATATGATTCAATCACAATAGTAAAGGTAACTCCAGTATGACAAATCAAATTATTGATCGCGAGAGACTTAAAGCTCTAGCAGAACTTTACAGGAAACAACGAGAGAAATCTCTCAATCCTGCCACTCCCGAAGCAACAATCAAGGATGATATTCAAGATGGCCTACGAGATGAAAATGGACAAGGAAGGGAATCTATCTCTCCAACCAGTGGAATGGCCAGAGAATCAACAAACCAAATTTATGACAAATATGGAAACCTCATCACCCTCAACTCAAAGCAGTCCCATTTTGTTGAACTCAGTGGTAATGGTGAATCCTGTGTTCTTATCGGAGCTGCAGGAACTGGTAAAACAACATGCCAAAAGGCAGTCGGACAGAATCTCATCCTTTCTGGTAAAGCAGGTATTCTCAATGGAGAAGGACATAAATATCTTCAAAGCGGAACTCCAGGAATTGTTATTGTTGCTTACACTCGTAGAGCAGTTGCAAACATTAAACGAAACATGTCCGAAGACCTCCAAGCTAACTGTATCACTATCCATAAGCTCCTAGAATATCAACCGATTTACTACACTGTAATGGATGAGGTTTCAGGAGAAGAAAAAACTAAGATGGTATTTGAAGCCACACGAGGTCCAGGTCGCCCACTTTCATCCTCCATTAAATGTATCATCTTTGAAGAATCTTCAATGCTTGGTACTGATTTATATCAAGAGGTTATCGATGCGTGTCCGCATAATCCACAACAAATATTTCTCGGTGACATTCAGCAATTGCCACCGGTTTTCGGACCGGCGATTCTTGGGTTTAAGTTACTCGAACTACCCGTGGTTGAACTCACAGAAGTTTACCGTCAAGCGCTTGAGTCTCCAATTATTTCTTTGGCGCATCGTATTCTCTCTGGAGTGGGAATACAGGCCCAGGAATTCTCCAAATGGAAATTCCCAGGAAAACTAACTCTCCATCCCTGGAAAAAGAAAATCGACGCACTTAATGCACTCCAAACCGCCGGCCAATTTTTCAAAGCGGCAGAAGAGAATGGAGTTTACTCCCCTGAAGAAGACATCATTCTGATTCCATTTAACAAATCCTTTGGTACTGATGAACTCAATAAGATCATTGCAAATCATCTCGCAAAGAAAGCAGGACGAGAAGTTCATGAAGTAATCGCAGGTTTCCAGAGATTGTATTTTTCAATCGGAGAGAAAGTTCTCTACGATAAAGAAGATGCCACAATCCTAAAGATTGAATCAAATCCAGCGTACTCAGGCGCTCCATACCAAATTCCATCTAAAACTCTAGATTATTGGGGTCATGATCCAGTAGCACATATAAGAGATTCAGATCCTTCAGATGAAGCAGTAGATTTCATGCTGAATCAGGTAGCTGCAGCCCAAGGAGAAGACCGAGTTAAAGTTGCATCTCACATCATTACTCTTCGGATGAATGATTCGGATCAAGAAGTAAAGGTACAAACTGCAGGTGATTTGAATGCAATGCTTCTAGGATATTGTTTAACCGTGCATAAGTCTCAAGGCTCAGAATGGCGCAAGGTGTTTTTTATCTGTCATCAATCCCATGCAACAATGCTCCAGAGAGAATTGCTTTACACTGCGGTTACCCGAGCAAGAGAAGAACTCTATGTAATCTGTGAACCTGAAACCTTCATTCAAGGAATAAAATCTCAGCGAGTCAAAGGCAATACCCTGCAAGAGAAAGCAGAATATTGCC